ATAAGGCCATAGAGATTCCCGGGCAAAATGGTGAAGTTGTTGTAAACATAGATCCTTATGATATTGATAAGATCTACCAACAAGCACAGGCTGATAGGATCTTTGAGTTTCCGGATTTTTGGGATGGGGATTATGAAACATATCATTACTATGAAGAAGCAGAACGTGCCGGTGAGCATGGCGTTGTTCTCAAAACAAGGGGTCGGGGATACCAACAACCAAATAGTGAACCAGTATTAACTCCAGATGGATTTAAGACAATGGGAGATCTTGTTGCTGGAGACTTAGTAATTGGAAGTAATGGAGATTCTACAATTATAAAAGAAATTATACCCCAAGGAAACTGTGATGTATATGAAATTGAATTTCATGATAGTAGAAAAGTAAAATGTGGATTAGAACATCTATGGGGGGTTTATAATACAAAAGGTAAATACTCAGTAGTAACTACAGAATATCTTTTGAATAATAATTTGAAACAACATCCTGGAACAGATAAATCTTCTTATTCATATAAAGTGCCTTCAATATCTCCAGTAGAATTTGATAAAAGGAAATATAATATAGATCCTTATTTACTTGGACTGTTAATTGGAGATGGAGGAATTTCTGGATCTCAGATTAAATTCTCTACAGCTGATACCGAGATTTTATTTTATATGAATTTTATTCTTGGCTCAAACTATAATTTGAACAAAGATAAGTGGACTGATTATGGTTATATAGTTACTTCAAAGATAAAAGGATATCACAAATTAATGCGTGATATAAAAGATTTGAAGTTGAATGTAAAATCGTATGATAAGTTTATTCCAGATCAATATAAGTATGGATCAGTAGAACAGCGTTTTGAACTTGTTAAGGGACTAATGGATACTGATGGGACTGTTAATGAGAATGGAAATGCTCGTTTTACAAGTAGTTCCGAAGTTCTTATAGATGATCTTGCCTGGGTATTACGCAGTCTTGGAATAAGATGTAATAAGGCAAAAACAAATCTCGGTGGAAAGTTGACAGACTTTGGTAATGGTCATAAATCAATAGTACGTGATACATGGATTTTATCAATCACATCATATTATCAAATATTTAAACTTCAACGAAAAGCAAAGAAACTTGATAGAGCCATAACGAAACGTAAACAGAAGAATCAAGATAGAATTGGAATTAAAGCGATCACTAAACTTGATTATAAGGAAGAATCTACCTGTATCTATATTGATAGTGATGATCATCTATATTTGACTACTGATTTTATTCCAACACATAATTCCTTCAAAGGTGGATCCATGCTCGATAGAAACTATTATCTGATTCCCGGGAGTAACTCATTCGTATTTGCAGATGATAAAGCATATCTGATCGAAGATGGACTTCTAACGAAGGCTTGGGAGATGATGGACCATATTGAACAAAACACTCCCTGGGGTAAAAGAAGAGATCGCCATGATGCTATCATGCATAAGAAAGCTTCTTACTATGCTACAACAAATGGTCTGAAGATTGAGAAAGGATTCAAGAGCGATATCATTGGTATCTCATTAAAGAACAACTGGAACAAAGCCCGTGGAAAACGTGGAAAGCTTCTATTATTTGAAGAGGCTGGTAAGTTTCCTAATCTTCTTAATGCCTGGAACATCTCTCTTAAGTCTATGCAACAGGGCCGTCTTACCTTTGGATTACAGATTGCATTTGGTACTGGCGGTACAGAAGGCGAAGACTTCATTGGATTAGAACAACTCTTCTACGAGGGTGGTGCGTGGAACGTTCACATGATAAAGAATAAATGGGATGATGGGGCCGGTAATGCCAAGTGTGCTCATTTCGTTTCCACAAAATATAACATGGAGGGAGCTATGGATGAATACGGAAATAGTCTTGTAGATGTTTCCGGAAAGATTATAGATCTCCAAAGAGAAAAGGTAATTTCTAATACCAAGAATGCCGAAGCAATTATTCGTCATATTGCTGAAGAACCAATTACTCCTCAGGAAGCTGTTATGAGAATAGCTGGTACTATCTATCCTATTATCGATCTTAAGAATCATAGAAATAATATACTGGCTAATCCGGAGAAGTATGAACAGTTAGAATATGTTGGTAATTTAATTATTAATGAAGATAATGAAAATATAGAATGGAAACCAGATAGCAAGGTCCATCCTATCCGGAAGTATCCTGAATTGGATAAAAAGATTATTGAAGGTGGTTTGGTTATTTATGAACATCCTGTTGCCGGTACTGACGGATTGATTCCTTACGGTGTTTATATTGCAGGGAATGACCCTTATGACCATGATGAAAGTACAACTGATTCTCTTGGTAGTACATTTATTATGAACAAACTTACCGAGAGAATTGTAGCAGAATATACTGGACGGCCAGCTACGGCAAATCAGTATTATGAAATTGTTCGAAGAATGCTGATCTATTATAATGCCCGTTGTAACTATGAAAATAACTGGAAAGGACTTTTTACATATCTTAACAATAAACACTTTGCACACCTCTTAACTGATACGCCAAAGCTTGTTGCTGATAAGATCTATGATAAGAGTGTTCTCAATAGAGGCAAAGGGACCCCAGGTACTACACCAATTAAAAAATGGGGACGAGAACTCATATTAATGTGGCTCACAACACCAGTTACTTTAGGAAGCGAAAAACTAAATTTACATACCATAAATTCAATTCCATTACTGCAGGAGTTGATTTATTGGCACGATAAAGGTAATTTTGACAGACACGATGCTCTTGCAATGTTGCTAATCTTGAAAGAAGATGTCCAACATATAGGTACGGAAGAGTATGAATCAGGAAGTTCTTTAAGTCCTTTCTTTGCACGAATGGAAATGTTTCAGGAAAAGATGAAACAGAAGAAGGATCCATTTGAAAGTATATCGCAACAGTCAAAAATGCTAAGAAAATCTGAACAAAATTAAAAAATTAAGACAATGGCAATTTCAATCAGACAGTTCCCAGCACAGAAAAAACTCCTCTCTCAGAAAACAGAGGCATGGGGTATTGAGAACATCGAAGCGTGTATCACAATTACAAATAGTGACACAAGCAAAATCCGTAAAAAAAGACGGGAGAAGAAAATCAACTATGATCTTATCAATGGTATTATTGATGAGACAGATATTGACAAGGCATTTAATCCAATGGGGATTAAGGGTGTCGCATTCCCGGCAAAAACACAAAACTATCCTATCGAACTTGGTAAGTTTAATGTACTGAAAGGAGAAGAATCAAAAAGAAGATTTGATTGGAAACTCCGTAGCGTTAACCAGGATGTTATCAGTCAGAAAGAATTTACGATGGGACAGGATGTTTACCAGGCATTAACATCTGAACTTACAACTTCTAATTATTCAGAGGAGTTGGCCGGTAGACGATTAAAACAACTTGAGCATTATCATAAATATGAGTTTCAGGATTATGGCGAAGTCATGGGTACCAGAATACTTGATTATTTCTGGTATACACAAAAGATGAAGACACTATTCTCTGATACCTTTTATGATGTTCTGGTAGCTGCAGAAGAAATTTACTCATGTGATATAGTACACGGAGAACCCGAGATATCAAAAAGAAGTCCACTTAATATTTCAACCTTTGGTTCTGGAGATAGCTTTAAGATTGAAGACTCAGACATTATAGTGGATGATGGTTATCTTCCTGTTGGGAAGATCATAGATCAATTTTGGGATGTACTTACAGACAGTGAAGTTGATAAGCTGGAAGATATCGGACGTAGAGGAAGTTTAAATCTTGGTAAAGTATGGCCGGGACCTACTGATGTAAATCAGGAGAGCCAGCTTATGACTAATACTCAATTGATTACCGTAGATGGTGTAGATGATACATTATTCGGTGGGTTTACTGATTACAATGGATGTATCAGAGTTACCAGGACTTTATGGAGAAGTCGAAGGAAGATTGGTCGTCTGAAGTATTTTGATCCTAATGGTGATGAACAGCAAACCATTATTGATGAGAAATTTCCACTGGAGCAATTTAAACATCTTGGATGGACAGCTGATTGGTTCTGGATTAATGAATGGTGGCAGGGGTATAAGATTGGTGCAGATATGTACAAAAGAATTGAAGCTTTACCAAGAATAGGATCAAAGATGTCAAATCCATCTATTTGTCTTCCCCCAATTGTAGGAACTATATATGCGATTGGATCCGGTCCAAGCGTTTCTCTTATGGATCGCGTGAAACCATATAAGTACCTATATAATGTATACATGAAAAGGACTGAGCTCTCAAGTGCAAGAAACAAAGGTGTAATTGCAGAACTGGATCTTGCAGAGATTCCGGATGATTGGGACGAAGAAATGGTAATGATGTTTGCAGAGGCAAATGGATATATGGTAACTGACTCATTTAAGGAAGGAAAGAAAGGTCAGGCACAAGGGAGACTTGTGAGTACAATAAAACAACGAGGGAATTCTGTTCTTAATCTTAATAGTTCTGATGTCATACGTGCTAATCTCGAGCTGGCAAGATATGTAAAACTGGAACTTGGAGAGATAGCTGGCGTTACTCCTCAGCGTGAGGGACAGATTGATAACCGGGAAACTCTTGGTGGAGTAAACAGAAGTGTTACACAATCTTCACACATTACTGAAGAGTGGTTCAGGGTTCATGATAATACAAAGATCAGGGCTATGGAATTAACCCTGGAGACTGCAAAGTTTGCATGGAAGAATCTTGAAGGTGACGGAATGAAGAAACTTCAGTATGTTGATGATGGTCTGATTACTCATATGTTTAATGTGGATACCAGGGCCTTTGCAGAGAGTGAGTATGGATATTATATCAGCGATGGACAAAATGATACTGAACTTATTCAATCAATTAAGATGTTAGCCCAGGCTGCATTACAGAATGATAAGGCTACATTCAAGGATATCTTTACTATCTATAGAGATTCTTCAGTCAGTAGTATGATCCGGAAACTTGAGGACAGTGAAGAAAGGAAAATGCAACGTGATGATGATATCCGTAAGGAAACTATCGAGGACAATGAAAAACAAAGACAAGCACTGGTTAATATTGAACAAATGAAGATCGAACAACAGGATAGAATTGCCCTTAAGAAGATCGAGGCTGATGTTTATAAAGCTGAGTTAGGTGTCCAGGCTAAGATGATGGAAATAGAATCAGCTATACTCAATACAAATGATAAGGCACAGTATGATCATGAGATGGATAAGCTTAAGGAAGAACTTAAGATGAGAAAACAGGAACTGGAATCTAAGTCTAAGGACTTCCATGACGAATTAAAAAGGAAGGAAAAAGAGACAAAAGATGAAATTGCATCTAAAGAAAAGATAGCAAGAATGAAGCCTAAACCATCGAAAGTATAAAAAATAATTTTATAAAAATAATTTTTATGTTTTATCAATAAGAAGTAAGCGAAACAGAATTTTCGGAGTTTTGATACTCTTGCATATATATATTCAAATTTATAAACTTGTATAATGAAAGGACCTTAAAATGGCAGAAAAAGCAGCGAGTAATGACAGTGATCTCTTCGGTGACATTAACATTCCCGAATTAGAAGAGACACTTTTAACTGTTGATGTAGCTCCCGTTGAGGAAGTTGCGAAAGCAGTTAAAGAAGTAGCAACGGGTGGTGGAGAACCCGGCACTACAGAAAAGAAACCCCCTGAAGGGTCTGGTGATGAACCAGAAGAAAAAGTAGAAGAATTATTAACCGTGGATGATGGTGTTAAACCTGGTGCCACGGAAGCAGATAAACAAGCAGCAAAGACAGAAAAAGAAAAATCGGAGGAAGGAAGCACATCATCTAAAGAGAATGAATCTCCTGTCTATCTTCATGCTGCGTCTCTTCAAGAACAAGGTGTGCTTCCCGACTTCGACTTAAAAGATCTCAAGGATCTGGATCCAACACAATCAATTCTAAAAATCAACGAGCATATTCAATCTCAAATGCAAGTAGGTATCGATGAAGGAATAAATGAATTCAAAGAAACTCTTGGTGAGAAAGCACTTGCTATTGTTGATGCTGTTGAAAAGGGTGTACCCCTGAATGATGCAGCTCAGAATTATAGTATGGAGCAGCAATTTGATGGTGTAACTGCAAAATCTCTCGAAGATAATGTAGAATTACAGACAGCGGTATATACTGATTTTCTTTCACTTAAAGGTTTCTCAGAAGCCAAGGTAAAAAAGATGGTTGCTGTTGCTGTTGAAAAAGAAGAGCTTCTTACTGAGGCTGCCGATGGCTTGGTAGAGATTAAATCTCTGATTCAGGATGAAAAGGCAAATCAATTAAAGGTTGCTACTCAAAGAAAAGAGGAAACCGATAAGAGAAGTGAGAAAACTAAAACAGAAGTTTCAACTACTGTAAATGCAGTTAAAGAAATATTCCCGGGAATCGCGGTTACTGAAGCGGAGAAAAAAGGATTGATAAAAAACCTTACCACTCCAGTACGATTTGTAAAACGCCCGGATGGAAGAAAAGCTCCTATAAGTAGAGCGATGGATATTCGAAGCAAAAATCCAATTGCCTATGAGTTGAGGCTTAACTATCTGATTGATAAAGGGTTTTTTGATGATGATATGAAAAATATCAAACTTGAAACATTCTTAGCAAATACAGAGACTTCAGCTACAAAAAAATTTATTGAGAAACTTAGTGGTGAAAAAGCATCAATAAGTGGAGAAGCAACAAGTGTAGTTGAAGCTAATAAGGCAAAAGAAGCATCGGAATTTATCTTTCCGCAAAGCCTTACATAAATGACTTAACCGTTCTAAATTAAATAAAATGCAACGAGTATCGCCACTTCAAGAGTATGAACCCCAAGATTGGTCCGGGCTGACCACAAAAAATCATTTGGGTGCTATTTATCAAACTAAACCTCAGGAGACATCTCAGATGATTAGTCTTTTATACAAAGCTAATCGCGGGACTAACTTTGGACTCTTCTTAAATAAGTTTAAACCTATGTATCTTCAAACAGATGATGATTTCCGCTGGAGACTTCAAGGAAGTTCCAAGAAAAATATTCCTCTGATTGAGTGTTCTCTTGATGGGACTGCTATTACAGCAACCGCCCAGGCAGGACGAGCAGGAGCAAGGTTTACTCTTACATTTCCGGAACAACATTTTTCAGATACCAACCTGATTGTTGGTGAGAAGAATTCTGTTTATCCTATTCGTATTTGTGGTATTCCGGA